CCTACCACGGGAAGGAATATCACATCAGGTGCATATGGTGAGTGCTATCGGTCGCTCAATGCTCCTACGCACACTCACCTAAAACCTAGTATTGCCAATACCAAGTTTTGAGTTTACTTAGCTATAATCCCCAAACGCACATTGCAATACGCCTCGCGGGACTAGGAACTTAACAAGGTTGCCTAGCGTGCTGACCCTCTTCTTTTTGGGAAAAGCACTTCTTAATTATTTGGGCTATTTTGAAAAGCCTACCTACCATCTACACAGATCGCGACCAAGTAAAAAATCCACTTCTCCAAAATCGGATTGTCTGTGTAAACCTCAATAGACTGTCAAATAACTGATATATGACTAGTTTGGGGCAAAACAATAGTTTGTCAAACTTTTTTTGATCTTTTTTTCACTTTTTTTACTTTTTTTTTCGGGTTTGAAGCAGCTACATAGTGCTAATCTGTTCACTAGTTTAGCCCAAAAAGCCCGGCAAAGTAGCACAGCTAATGCAAAGCGGGTTGCAGTATAAGCAAAACTTATCGACAGAAAGGGGTCTTAAAGGCGTTTCGATGGATCGCGAGAGGGGCAACCCCAACCCAAACCCCAACCCCTTGTATGGCATTCTAGGGGCATTAGTGGCTAAGATAGCTTTTTTCGCAAATGTAAAGAGAATTTTGCGGCGCAGTGCAGGTATTAGCTAGTCTAATGCTAATCAATCCTAGTATTAATCCATTGCCTCTTGCAAAAATAAATAGTGATCTTATGTTCACCATTGCCCTGCTAGGCTGCACTATTAGCCCGGCTTATGCTGGCCAGGTTTACTATTAGCACAGCTTATGGACCCTAGATACTGAACAAATGTTCACTAGTCCTGAAGTGATAAGTAAAACTAATACCCTTTGGACTATTAGCGATTCTAATACCAGCGTTACCTATTAGCGTTGCTAATGTGCGGGGGTGGGGATAAAGAAAAGGGGGGGCGTATATATATATATATTAAAAACTATGCCTCAAAAAAATGGGTCACTCATAGCCCCTGACTGCCCTACCTTATGGTAGACTTCCTTTGTTAGCCTTTATTCGTTATGCCGCGCTCACTTGGGGTTCGCGGCAGTCAAAGGTTATTTAACTACCTTATGACTTGGCTTCCTTATGGTAGGGATTATACCATACGTGCTAACAACTATGTCAAGCTTTTTTTATTGACAGTAATTATATAAGTTACACTAATCCTAGAAAGATGAAGGATAAGTCCAAACAGGAACAACAGGATTTGATACAGCAGATCAAGGAAAGCATTCACGAAATTGCTACCGAGAAGCAGATTCACAGTATCAAAAGCCTTAGTGTATATGACCCCGACAAGGTAGCGAGGTTACTGTATCTATACAGCACGGGCTCCAGCCAGACTAGGCTTGTGCGTAAATACGGCTACGATAGGGAGACTGTTATATCCGTCCTAGCAGATTACGCCGACCATTTGGGAAAGTTCCGAGAACTTAGTGGCAGGATCGCGGCAAAGAACTACTTAAATTTATCCAGCTTAGAAGAGGACTTAATTGAGAAAGTTCGTGACCGAATGGAGAATGACCCCGAAATGGAGGTATCTTTCCGGGACTTAAAGGAACTATCAATAGCTAAAGCTAACTCCGCAAGGGAGGCTCTTACGGCCAGAGGAGAGGCTACGCAGATTACTGAGGAGCGCAAGGTGTATACTCAAGATGAATACGAGGCTACCATAAAGGCAGCTAGGGAGCGAATAGAACAAGCCAAAATAATAGATGCGGAGGTAAAGGATGCCTAGATCAATTTTAGATAATAGTTATGACCCCATATATGATCAAGTAAAAGGAATACTAGGCGAGCACTTTGAGCATTATTGTTTTATAGTAATGGACGATATGGGTGAGGTGTTCTACGATTACGATCACTTACCAGCAGGTAAAATGCTTGTAAGCGAAGCCGCCGAGGAAATGCGTGTAGAGGGTCCTGATTATGAGATCGAATGGGAATACGAGGATTTCGACGATGACGAAGAAGATTACTATTGATGCTCATTGATTTTACAAAACACCCCATCCTTAAAGCCCCTACGGACGAGGAGATAGTCCTTCTGGGCGAAGCTGACCCCAAGCTCCTGTCGGACTTGCACGAGGCTCACGAAGGGCGTATACGAGCAGCGGAGAGTGATCCTTTGCGTCACGGTTTTGACCTGCCTGGCTGGGACAGGATGCGAGATGCTATTGCAAAATACGACGAGGTTATTACCTTCGGGGGTAATAGAAGCGGAAAGACAACTGGTTGCGCTAAGATGCTAATGCAAGCAGTCGTTGAGAATACGGACGGTCACGTTGTATGCTTCAGCCAGAACGCCGATACATCTGTTAAGGTGCAACAAGCTGCTGTATGGGCGATGATGCCCAAAGAGTTTAGAAAGAAAACAAAAGGCATTGAAGGATATATAAATTATAGTATGCAAAATGGTTTTACTGGGAGTTCTTTTATTTTTCCAGACACTAGAACTAGGGTGGACTTCAAAACTTACACGCAGTTCAGCAATAACCAAACTATACTTGAGGGTTTTGAGTTCGGATTCCGGGAGTCAAACGCACTAAACATAGGAGCCTGGCTGGATGAATACCTAGGAGATGCGGCTTTAGTAAACACTCTTAGGTTCCGACTAGCTACGCGGGACTCCAAGATGATTCTGGGCTTTACTCCTATTGATGGATACACGCCGTTTGTTTCCGAATACCTTAAAGGTGCTGAAACGCTCGAAACCAGAAACGCAAAACTACTGGGTAAAGATGTTCCAGTTCAACAATACAGCCCAGAACGAGATGCTGGAATAGTTTATCTGCACTCCGATGAGAATCCATTTGGTGGTTATGATCGCATAGCTAAGGACTTAAAGAATGCTAGCGAGGATCAGATAATGGTTCGTGCTTATGGCTTACCTACGAAGTCAATGACTTCACTGCTCCCAAACTTTACTCCTGAGCTAAATGTTATATCCGATGAACCAAATAAATACGGAATGAAGTTTCCGGACAAGTCATCTTTGACTTGGTATCAGGTAGTTGACCCCGCTTTTGCCCGGAACTACGTTGCGCTCTGGGCTGGAGTATCAGAGCAGGATGAGATATTTATTCGCAGAGAGTGGCCCGACAGGGATACTTACGGAGAATGGGCATTGTTTGGTGACCCCAAATGGAGATACGGCCCCGCAGCTAAAAAAGTTGGATACGATGTCGAAGGATACGTAGAACTATTTGAAGAAATTGAGGATGATTTAGGCATCGAAGTAATGGAAAGAATCGGGGATTCTAGATTCTTTGCTAAAGAGAATGAGAGCAATGTTGATCTCTTTACTAGATTCTATGACTACAGTATGAGCTTCCTGCCATCCGATGGGCAGACTGAGCAGATTGGTTGCACTGCCTTGGACGAATGGTTTAATTATAATCCTAACTTTGAAATAGATGAAGCCAACAGGCCGAGGTGCTATGTTCACAAGGACTGCGGTAATTTAATAGAAAGTATTATTAATTACAATTCACAAGGTAAATCCGATGAAGCCCTGAAGGACTTCTTTGATGCTCTTAGATATTTAAGAATGTCAAATGCCGGAATGGGTCCGGATTACTTTACAATCAACGAAATGCAAACAACAACTAGAGCACAAGGAGGATACTAATGCCTAAAAAAAGATTAATACAAATTGCAAGTGAACAAGAAGTAAAGTTTGAGGAAGCTATGCGAATAGCTAAAGAAAAACTACCAGAGGGGTCATTGACAGGAAAGGGTCAAAATACCTGGGTAAACGAAGAGGGCGCAGCCATTCTTGAGGAGTCCTTTATGATCGAAGAAATAATACCAAAGCATTATGCTGGTATTGTTTTGTGCGAATGCCCTAATCCTAGATATAACTACGTGCACAATAAAGAAATTGGTAAAAAAGTTCCGATGCTTGTTCCTCGCAAATGGCAGGGTAAATTGTTAGGCAAAATGATAACCTTTGAGGCAATATCGGACAACAAAGGAACAAGTTATCGCTATGTGCGAAAAGGAAAGTGATATTACTCTTGATCGTAATTGGTGCAGGGAGCAGGTTGATAGGTTCGCAGCTTGGGAAATGCTTAGGCGTTATGTATTGCACGAGACAAGAGTCCCGATGACAAATGCAGAGCTATGTGATACAATAGGCGTATCATCTACTTATACAATTCGGTTGCTAAAATCCGTTCATAAAAGATTAGAAAACTATAATGATAACTGATAACGTTTCAGAATCCCTAACATATTTACAGGAGGAACCAGATATTAAGACCCTCCGTCTAGCCTATGACCAAACAGTCGTTGAGCTAGAAGCATACTTTGATCTCTGCCGCACATCCTACGATGACCGCAGAAACTTTTGGCCGGGCAAGAGCCGTGACCACCGTAAGCACGGAGCGGATGCTTTTCCTTGGGAGGGTGCGTCCGATATGGAGTGCCATCTCATCGACGAGAGAATCACTCGACTAGTATCTTTATTTATGGCATCCTTGAATCGTGCCAACGTCAGAGCATTCCCAGTAGAAAGCGGAGATATTGCTCGTAGCCGCATAGTTTCTGGGTTTTTAAAATGGATGGTATCCTCTGGATACATACCTCGGTTCCACAGGGAAATGGAACTAGGTGCTAATTACTTGCTTGAGCGAGGTATACTGATTACCTATATAGGATGGCAGAGAGAGGATAGACGTATTCTCCAGCAGTTAGACCTTAATCAGATTGCACAAGTTAGCCCAGAAGTGTCTGTAGCAATACAGGACGGGAAAGATGACGAACAGCTAACAGCCTTGCTTCAAGCAACCTTTGAGGGGACAACCACAAAACGGGCCAAGAAAGCATTACGTGAATTAAGAAAGAATGGAGTAGCTGAACTTCCTATTGTTCGTAGACAAGTCAATGCCCCTGATGTTAAAACACTTGCTCCTGATGGTGATTTCTTTTTTCCTCCATATGTTACTGATCCACAAAGAGCACCCTACTGCTTTTGGAAAACTTACTACACACCACAGGAACTAGAAAATAAAGTAGTCACCGATGGGTGGGATGAGGACTTCGTTGATTATATTATTTCAAAGTATAGAGGAGTAAATATTGATTCCATCGAGCGTGAACAGGAAGGCCGTCGCAGCCTAAGCCTATCTGATAACGCTTATGAGGCTGATGAGTTAGTAGAAATATGTTACGCTTACCAACGTCTGATTGATCAAGAAGATGGTGCAGAAGGCATTTACTGCACAGTGTTTCACAAGGAGTTCAGTGGAAATGAACAAGTTCAAGGTTATGCTAAGTTTGAACTTCTCAACGGCTACGAGGACTATCCAGTAGTCGTTACAAAGCTATCTGAGGATAGCAAACGACTATACGATACAACTACTATCCCTTCCATACTTCGCGGCATACAAAACCAAGTGAAGGTTGAGCGCGATTCGCGAGTTGACCGTAATAGTCTAGCTACCCTTCCTCCTATTTTACATCCAGTAGGTCAAGCTCCCAATGATTGGGGGCCGGGCAGAATGATTCCATATCGCCGTAAGGGTGACTTGGATTTTGCTCCTACACCTCCACCACCTACTGGTTCTGTTGAAATGGAAAATACTCTACTTACCTTATCTGATAAGTTAGTAGGACTGGATGAGGGTTCACAGATTAGCCAAATTAGACAGCAGTTCCTAGTGGACAAGTTCCTTAGCCATACAGCCGAGGTAATCAAGATGTCCTACAAGTGCTTCCAACGTTTTGGACCAGATGCAGTCTTTTTCCGTGTTACTGGTGTGCCAGATGCACAAGTTTTTGACAAGGGCAATCCAGATGAGAACTTTGATATACTAGTTAACTTTGATGTGCAAAACACTGATCCAGAAACTGTAGAGAAAAAACTACAGCAGTTTGTTGCACTCAACCAGTTAAATGCCAACAACCGTCTAAATGTGGACAATCTACTAGATGTAGCCGCTGCAAGCATTGATCCAGTAATGGCCGATGCCGTTCTACAGCCAGTTGAAACTGCACAACAACAAATCGTTGAGCAAGTTACAGATGACTTGGCTAAAATCTTTGCAGGTATTGAGATGCCAGCTAGACCTGCTGGAGCACAAATCGCACTACAGGTTATACAGCAATACACTCAACAGCCTGATGTGGCACAAAGGATTCAGTCCGATCAAGCATTTGCTGCTCGACTTCAAAAGTATAATGGTCAATATACCTTCCAAATACAACAAGCACAGAATGCTCAGATTGGTCGAGTTGGAACAGCTCCTGCACAAATGGGTGAGATACAAACACAGAATATGCAGTAAGGCATATGTGCTTGTATGATTAAAAAAAATATAATTTTTTCTGTATTAATTTTGCTCATCGCATTATCTTTTTATTTATTGGATAAAGATATCAATAACTATTCTAAAATTATTGAAGCACAGCAAGTAGAGATTGATAATCTTAACAAACAACTTGGTTATCACGATATAAGACTTAGCGGTCAAATGGACACCCTTATGGTGCATCGTTCACGGCTGGAGCAAATAAAAATTTTTTTAGAAAATATGAATTTGAACTACGCCTCCAAGAAATAACTTATATTATGGCAGATAATATGACACCCCAACAGTTTGGGAATCAACGCGTAAAGGATCAAAGAGCTAAAAGTTACTTTGATATGTTTGTTCTAAATGAAGGGAACAAGCCTAAGGTTTACAAGGATAGCAAGGGTAACCGCACAATAGGCATTGGCTTCAATCTTGAAGATGCTGGTAATCGTAGATTCCTAAAGCAAGAAGGCATTGATATTAATGAGTTGTTTGCCGGCAGAGAGTTGACTGACAAAGAGACAAAGACTCTTTACAACCGCAGTCTAACGCAGGCATTTAAGGATGCTCAGTCCTATGACCCCAACTTTGCTAAGAGGCCAGAGGCGGTCAAGATGACTTTGGTCGATATGGCATTTAACCTTGGCTTGACAAAACTAAACAAGTTTGTAAAGATGAAGGAAGGTCTTATCAATAATGATTATCAAAAAGCCGCAGATGAAATGGTTGATAGCAACTGGTACAAACAAGTCAAGTCCAGGGGACCTAGAATGGTTAAAGTAATGCGTTCCGCAGCTAGATAATGCAAATACAGGACGATATTAAAACGCTTCACAACTACGAAGCATTTGCTAGATTTATTAAGATGATTCACGAGCTTCGTGAAGAGACTATTGAAGAGTTACACGAAGCATCTGTAGATGGAAT